ATGACCACGGAGATGATTATAAACTTCGGCCTGACCGCCATCCTCGGCATCTTCGGCTGGATACTCAAAAGCCATGTGGACGAGGTGAAGCGGCTGCAAATCCTGTTGAACCGCACACGCGAGGACTACGCTACGCGGGCCGACGTGCACAACGACATTAACCGGGTGCTGGCTCGGCTGGACAACCTCGACAAGAAGATCGACGACTTGTTGAGAAGTCTGGCGAAGTGACCCTGACGTTGGTCTCGGTGGGTTATGACCACCTGTGGATCGACGGCATAAATGTGTTCGTCAAGATTTGCAGATATAGTGCCGACGTGGCCTTAGCGGTTCATCCCGCCTTTCCATGCCCGCCGTTCTGGAGCCTGTAGATGTTCGACCCCGCCAGCATAGGTCTTGCCATCAGCGTCGGCAGCAAGGCTTTCGGCCTGCTCAAGCAAGGCATCGCCGCTGGCCGCGAGATACAGGACATGGCCTCGCAGTTGTCAGAGTGGGGCAAGGCTGTATCTGACATTGCCTATGCAGCCCAGAGAGCTGACGAGCCGCCGGGTGTGTTCAAGACGCTGTTTGGCGGCAAGACCCACAATGCCATCGACATCTTCGCCGCGCAGAAACAGTGCGAACAGCAGCGCAAAGAACTCAAGCAACTCATCACATACCAGTTCGGGCATGATGCGTGGCAACAGTTCACCGACATTGAGCGCAGGGTGCGAGAGCAACAGCGCGAACAGGTCTATCGCCGCCGCGAGATCATCGAGGGCATCGTTGAGTTTTTGCTGTGGTCTGGCATAATCTTGGCGACCATAGTTATATCTGGCGTCGGCCTGTACTTCTGGGGCCGCTACTTAGGGAGATGGTAGATTGAGACTTGTCCTTGTCCTCTTGGTCGCAGGCTGCGGCCCTGTTACTGTGTCGTCCGTGGCTTACACAACGGCCTGCCCAAAAGGTGACCGACAGTGCGAAATTCGGCAGAACGCAGAGACCCTGTATTACATGGCGCACGGAGACGCGGCCAACGCGCTGCTATGCTCTGGCGACACGCGGGATGCTATGGGGGCCTTGTGCTCTGTCTACTGACAGCAAGCATCGTTGACGCCCAAGTAACGGGCGACCTCAATACCAACTCCGGCAACACCAACTCGACCATAGACAGCGGCAACGTCTCCACCAGCGAGACTAAGAACTACAACGGTGCCGGGTCTTCGCCCTTCTCACAGCCCGTACCGACGGCTGCAGCACCGACAGTCATGGGTGGAGGCGGCAACGATAGCTGCCTTATCCCCTACCAACAGGCTTTCCAAGTCAGCATCTTCGGCCGCGCCGAGGGCAAGATGGAGCAAGACCCCGAGTGCAACCGCCGCAAGGACGCCCGCCTGCTCGGTACGCCGCAAGAAAGTGGTGGCCTTGGCCTACAAGTTAGCGGCATCTCAGTCATGTGTGACAGCTCTGCGATCTTCAAAGCCATGGCGCTGGCGAGCACCCCGTGTCCAATCTATTCGATTGAGACGGGCAAGCTGCTGGTGGGGCGCGAGGGGTATTTGGCGATGCGTGACAACCCCCACACCTATGTGGTAGGGTACGCCCAAGATCAGGCGTTCTGGGACGCCTTCCTGCTTATGAATGAGGAGTTACCCGATGTTCTGCCTCAAGAAAACAGCGGCCCTACTCTGTCTGAGCGCTTCCGCCGCTCACGCCGATCCGACGATAACCAGTCTACAGGGGTCAGCCCAGACAATCCTTAACCAGCTGTCAGCGGCTCAGAGCCTAACGGCTGGCGCGACCTATTACGCGGCGGATGGCAGCATCATCGACCCCGGCGTCATGCAGGACGCTGCCGTGACTGAGCAGATGCGGCTCGATTACAACGCTGACATTCAGGGGGTGATCGACGCGACCTACTACAACGCTGAGATTTTGTTTCAAGATAACTACACAGCAACGATGGCAAATCTCGATAACGCTGTCGATAACCTCGTTGCCGCGACTGCGGTTCTGATGGAGGTGCAGGCAGTGGCGAACATGGCTGCCAACGCTGACACGGTGCAGGAGCAGATGGCCTTCCAGACCATCCTGAGCAACAACGACATGACCATCTCCGCCGCTGACGTGAGCAGCTACAACTCGGCCCTCGGCGCGGTGCAGACCTACGCCCGCGATGCTGGCGCCTTCTTGGCCGCATCCCGCAACGCGAACATGACTGGCTCAGTGGACAACTACGCGGCCAACACTGGGGCCAGCCTCTACGGCGCGACGGTTGCTTACTCCGCCACGGCTGACATCATGGCTGTCAGCATGGGTCAGACTTACAGCATCGGCTTGCAGGGCTTGCTTGGCGCTAACGCGGTTACGCTGGCTGATGTCTATGCGGCAGGCTACGGCTCGTGAGCGAGGAGGCTGAAACCAACGGCCTGCGCATAGCAGGCTTCGACATCAAGGGCTGGTGGCTTGCCGCCGCCCTGCCTGCCCTGTCTGGTATCAGCGGCACGATCTACTATGCCTATGATGTGGTAAACCGTTTCTGGGCTGTCGAGGAGAGCGTGGATGGGGTCTTGGGTGTCGAGAGCCGGGTGCAGACTTTGGAGCAGGCAATCCAAGACAACGACGTGCGCGGCCTTGCACCGAAGCTATCGGCAATCTCGACGCAGATGGCGGGCATCCTTGAGCAACAGAAAGAGTTGATGGACCTACGTTCCATGGTAGAGAAGTCGGACAGCGTGGCATCTGGCCTGCAAGGCAAGCTGGAGAAGTACGACGCCGAGATCGAGGACCTGTGGAAGGCTATGGACGACCTAGTGAGGAACCCAATGCGATGATGAAACTTGAGAACTTCGTTTGGCTAGGCTTCGCCGCCGCCATTGCAGCGGTCTTCTACCTGTCTGGTGACGGGTTCTACCGCTATCCCTGCCAAGACCCGGCCAACTGGTCGTCCTTGGAGTGCCAACCCCCAATCTGCCTCCGCACTAAAAACTGCGCGAGCGATCTGACAGGAGCTTCGGAATGAGCAAGAACGACCCAGAAATGATGGAAGCCAAGCTGCGGTACTTCATCGGCTGCGCCTTGGTGGTGATCTTGGCTGGCACCATCTTCACCATCCTCTACAGCCTCGTCTTCGTGACCCAGCCCATGGGTGAGTCGAGCGAGAACGACCGCAAGTTCTTTGAACTGCTGACACCCATCGCCTCGTTCATCGTTGGTGCGCTCGGCGGTGTGATGGCTGCAGGCAACAACCGCAACAAGGGTGGCAACGATGAGCCGCCCGCCCCACAGGAGTATCAAGAATGATCGGACGCATCGTTGGGATGATGATTGGCCGCAAAGCCAAAGAAAAGGTTGTGGACGCAGTGCTGGACAAGGTGAACCTCCCTGACCCGGTGGAGGGTGCGATCAAGATCGCAGCCACTGGCAACGTGGGTGACCTGCTCGGTAGCATGGGCAAGGACATGGCAAAAGAAGCCGTGCTGGACGCCGTCACCAAGAAGGTGCCGATCAAGAGACCAAAAAAATGAGGTGGCTCGTTGCCCTGCTCTTGTCAGCAACCCCTGCGTTTTCTACGCCCTACGAGATCACTAGGGTCATCGACGGCGATACGGTGGAGATTGCGGTGGATTTTCTCCCGTCGCCCCTCCCGCCCAAGCTCTCGAGGCCAGCGCCTTCACTAAGAACGCCGTGGCCAACGCCCTTGAGGTCGACATCAAAATCCTCAAGTGGGACAAGTATGGTGGCCGTGTGCTAGGCGATGTCTATCTGGATCACCAGAGCCTCGCCGAAAGTCTCGTCTCCGCCGGGCTGGCCCGGCACTACGAAGGTGATGCCAAGCAATCTTGGTGCGAATAGGAGCCCATAAATGAGCCTGATTACCGAAGCCCAACTGGCCGTGATGCTGCCGACCAACAAGGAGGTCGGCGAGTGGTGCGCGGCTCTCAACGAGATGCTTCCGAAGTATGGCATCACCACCGACAAGCGCATCTCAGGCTTCATCAGCCAGTGCGCCCACGAAAGCTCTGACTTCCGGGTCTTGCAGGAAAACCTGAACTACAAAGAGGCAACCCTCCTGAAGGTCTTCCCGCGCTATTTTGGCCCCGGCAAAGAGAACGCCGCCGAGTATGCGGGTAAGCCCGAGAAGATCGCCAACTATGTGTACATGGACAAGAACCGCTCCAAGGGCGGCGCTTTGGGCAATGTGAAGGATGGGGACGGTTGGCTTTTTTCTGGAAAAGGTCTGAAGCAAGTTACTGGCCGTGCGAATACGACTGCCTTTGGCAAGACCGTTGGCATGACTGCCGAGGAAGCCGCCGCGTACCTTTTGACCAAGAAGGGCGCACTTGAGAGCGCGCTGTGGTTCTGGGGCAGCCGCAACCTGAACGACGTGGCAGACACGGGCGACGTGGTGAAGCTGACCAAGATCATCAA